CGGGTGTATCAATACCTGCTAACCTGACACGTTCTTTTTTTGTCAGGCTAAAACCTAAGTCAATTTCCACGTCAACCGTGTCTCCGTCGACTACCTTCGCAATATTTTTCACTGCATAAGAGTACATATTAATCTGAAACTTCTTTGTTTCCGCAAACTCTTTGATAGGTCATATCATCTGTATATGATTCAGCCCACTTGTTTTCAGTATAAGTACAAAAATACCAAAGATCATCTACATCTTGATCCATCAGTCTTATCATTTCATCTTGTGCGGAAAGAGTTTGTTTCATGTCTTCTAAATCATGCACAAGACCACTTATGTACCACACCAACGCAACTAACTGAACAGTCATTGCGAAGGCTAAACCGATATTTACTTTCATTTTTTGCTATCCGTATTTTTTAATTTATCAAATGATCTCATTCCTCCAATACCGAGCATACCTAGAAGCAAGGGCATCATAACCGACATATCAGCTTGTGGAACTTCAAACCCAAAGCCTAATGCTATTGGCGCGACCATGTAATTTATTCCGAGCGATATACCTGCGATCCAACCGATGAGCGGTCTCCACGACGATTGAAACCAGTTGCCTTGAGCGTCGGCTTGCAAGATTTTCAGTTGCTGCATAACAATCGCTTGATGGTTCTTCTCTGCCATAGTTGCGATCTCATGCGCTAGTTTTGCTTTCTGATCTTTGTCCTCAATAACCTTATCAAGAATATTGCTAACTGGATCGACAAGCTTGCCGAGTAAATCAATCATTTCTATCCTCCATGGAAATCGTTGATTTTTTAGTTTCTGCTTTTGCACTATAGGCATTAAAGCCCATGAATGCAGCTACGACACCAGATGCTGCAATTACATAAACTGATGCAATGTCTGTTATAAGGCTTGCAGCTTTATCAAAGCCAAGCACAGAAGCTAACAAAATTATGAATGGATATATCAACATACCTGCCAATGCGAAACCAGTAAATCTTCTTTCTGCATTTCGCTTCAAGTCTCGGTCGACCATCTCTAATCTGCGATCTTCTAAGGCAAGCGCATTCCACTCTTTGCGCTGAATCACACCGTCTCCATTTGTATCTGCCTTATCGAATTCTGTCATTTTAACGACCTCGCATATGCCATAGCTACTTTTTTATCTCGCGTAATTATAACAACTTTTCCTTGCTTGTCATATATTATGTATTTGTTACGCCATTCCTTTAATATCACCGTTCTATTTTGATACAGACTACCTTTGAATTTTGATTAGTAACAAGGACTTTTGCCTTTGTAGCGTTTTTCTTGCATTCTTCTTCGCTAGAATAACTTCCTACGTGATAGTGATCAAATGTTCCGCTTACTAATTGCAACCAGAGTAAAACCCACATCTACCACACCCCACGAAATTGACCGATAAAATAAAATACCGCAAACAAAATACCGCCACTTGTTGCAAATATCACAAAGCCAATAGCAAAATTTATCAGACTATCTATTTGTGCCTGTTTTCTATATAGTTCATCTTTTCTTCTTTTTCTCATTTGTGCTTCGATCTGTAAAACCTCATCCCAAGCTGATTTGCCATAATGCCATGTGATGTGTTCCTTGATCTCCTGACGCATCTGCTCCATTTTTTTCTTGTTAGCGAAGATCTCTATCGCTGTCTCTTCATCGCTTCCTTTGAAAGTTTTTTTCCAGAAGGGTGGATTCTTTTCTCTCTCTTCTAAATTCGTAAAATCTGAAAATGCTTTGCCCCACGTAGAAAGCTGAGACGTCATATCCTGCAAATCTTTACCAGCTCCAATTGCACCTTTAAGAGCCTTAAATGCTCCAGTTGCTAATGCTACACAGGAAACGGGATCCATAGCAAACCTACTTAGACAGCAACCTTTGGATGTCGCGTCTCATTTCTTTTTGATCGTTACGCAACTCATCCAAAAGTTTGTTTGTTATATCGTTCTGATGTTTCAACAACCTGATTTCAGATTTGTTAGTTAAGATATTATTCATCAACCACCAAACACCTGCAAGCATGGCTGTGGAAACAGCAATCACATATCCCATATATTGATCGAACAATCTCATATTATCCCAAATCATCTAGTATTTTTATTCTAAAGTAGGTTGAATTAGGAAAAGTCTCTATTGCACCAGACGCAAAAGTTACTGTGAACTCTCCCCTAAATACGCCTTCATTAGCTGTATCCGCAGTTACCCAATTATATCTAATTCTACCTGCATCTTCATCTACGATTGTGCATGATCCATTTGTAACTATTAAATTGTCGTCAAGATCAGCCATGTTGAAAACAACAGTTGCACTTGTCAGATCAACAGCCGTACCATTAGCGTCTTTCAATGTTGCCGTAAGAAAAGGACTTGTATCACCTTTTTTAATTGTAAATGCCATTTTTACTCCTAACTGACAGAATTTATTCCGTCATTATCAATGTCTACGGTATTAATACTATCGTCTGCTTCTACTGAATTTGGAACAGCCGTACCTGCATTGACCCGACCTGCAAGCCCAATATCATATACAAGCGTTGGAATAGTTGGCGTTCCACTTACAATATCGCTTGCAGTTAAGACAATATTGATTGTTGCCGCAGGTGTTCCAATAATCGGATTGCCACTTTCCACAATTACTAACGGCAACTGACCTTCTGGTAATGCAGGGAAGATATTATCTGGAAGTGCAGGTGTGCCAGATACAACACTAACAGGGACAAGTGTTTCTGCTTCTGACATTGCTATTGAGTCTACAACTGGACTTGCTGCCGCAACGCTTGTAGCTGTTAAGACATGAACTTGTGTTATTGATGTGGTGGCAACATTTGGTGCAACCGATGCAACACTATCCAGAACAAAAGTTTCATCCTCAGCCATGTTGACGCTTGAAACGATAGGTGTTCCTGTTGCGATTGCAGATGCAGTCAATGCAGTGTTTTGAGAAACGGATGTTGTGCCTACAGTTGGATTACCAGTTTCAATAGAATTAGCAGTAAGCGGAATAACTATAGTTAACGTGACGGATGAAACAACAGGATCAGATGCTTCTACACTTGTTGCTGTGATACTGTGTTCTTGTGTTAGTGCAACGGAAGCAACATTAGCCGCAGACGCTTCAACAGAAGAAGGTGTTATTGATTGTTGTGAAACAAGTGTTGGGCTTCCAACTTGCGGTTCACCTGCATCAAGATCGGCTGTTGTAAGCGTTTCATACTCAGCCATATTTGCATTATTTGCTACTGGCGTTCCTGATAGGACGCTTGAAGCTGTAAGATCATGTGTGCCAACAATCGCAACGGATGATACACTAGGACTTCCTGATACAACGCTAGATGCTGTGAGTGTTTCATCCTCTGTCATGCCAATAGACGCAACAACAGGATTACCTGACTCAACAGAAGAAGCAGTTAATGAGTGTTCAACAGTAAGTGATAATGTTGGAACAGACGGAACACCTGTCGTAAGAGACGGTGTTGTGAATGTTTCATCCTCACCCATATTGATTGTAGGCGCACTGAGAGAGCCAGAAACAACACTTTGAGGTGTGAGGTCATGGTTTTGCGTAAACGTAGTAGACGCGGCTTGTGGTGGCGCACACGCCACATTTGAACAGAGTAGTGCGTGTTCGGATACAATAGATGTATTCGCGACCACAGACGCGCCAGTGAGCAGTGAACTTGCCGTGATAACATTAATAATTGTTGCTGTGCTTGATTGCACAACAGGAGCACCAGAGACAACTGATGTTGCTGTGAGTGAATGGACTTGCGTAAATGTAACTGACCCAATCGCAGGTGTTCCCAAGACAATGCTGCTAGGGGTTATTGCAATTTCTCTTACACCATCATCCGCAATCGGTGCTGATGCGACTGGCGCAAATCCAAACATTTAATTATGACCTAGCTGCAACCCAATCAGAAACCATTGTTTTGACTTCTGCATTCGTCATATCAGACGTTGTTCCATCGTCATTTGTTTTTTGGTATTTATTTGCGGTGTGCTGAGCAAGGACTTTTGTTTCTAATTCTGTAGCTGTCAATTCCGTTACAGTATCAGGAATATAATATTCCCGATCCGCTTCGTCAGGTGACCAACCGACCATTGTATTTTCTGCTGTATCAAGAAAATAACCACCATCTTCAACCCACTCAGGGGTACGCATACCTCCTGCGGTCATATGCATTTTATATTCTATAATCATTCTTTTGACTCCTTAGACTTTTCCAGTTGTAACATATAATCTGTATTAAGAAAATCTGCCTTACCAAAAATTCTTTCTGCGGTAATATCTGCATTTTTATAATACTTATCTGCCATTTGATCTAAAAAGCTTTCCAGATCATTGCTGTGTAGCAACTCTTTCTTAGCAATCCTTTCAGCCGTAAATTTTATATATCCAGAAACTTCTGTCAAAGCTAACTGTGGATGCACTCCGTATTGTTGCATATATTCAATGGTTGCTGTGGAAGCTCTACCACCGTCCATTAAATTCCGATACATCAGTTCAAAACCTCTACGAACATGATGCCGCTTTTCCTCCCTCTCAAAAGCAAGTTCATCCCATTCATCAATCCCATAATTTTCTTTGATGTTATCATAACTATCAATAAGCGTAGCAATATCTTTTATTGAGCCGTTTATTTTATTTTCGATTTGAATAAGATTGTGCCGCTTCTGTCGTAGCTTTGCTTCACTCACTGCATCGCTTGAACCTTCTAGTTCAATAATTTCCATGCGTATTTCAGCATGAGTAACCTGCGCTTCATTCAATGCATTTTCTCTTTTTTCTACTTCCGCAGTAATCTGCCGCAACATTCTATAAGGGGAATGACCGTTGAGCATTGTCAATGTCATCATATTCAATGTTGTCTGTGAATTATTCCGATCAAATGCCCTAGTAGCTTTTGCAATTTCTGGTAATTTTTCAGCAACCTTTGCAGCCGCAACTTGATTGATATTTTTACTTGCCTCTACTGGCAAAGAAAAAGTTATCGGTTTTGTTACTACGTTTGTCAAACTTGACCTCCTATGATGGACTTCCTGAGCAACCGCCCATATAATTATTACTTTGTGTTAGATCTGCAAAATCACTTGCGTCTCCTGTTGTTTGTATTGTGAAACGCTGAATTGTATTTTTAATTGTAGAACTCTGTAGACCTCCGTTTATTGTTCCATAAGTTTTATTAGACGTACAAGCATGCACTCTTCTAGTTGCCGCCAAGTCACCGAAATCTGTTGCATTACCTGTTGTTCCCAAAGTGACATAATCCATTGTATTCACTGACAAAGACCCTGATGTTCTGCCACCACACCAAACACCTCTAGTTGCATCACCACAAGCATCAAATTCTTCTCTTGCTGATGTGAGGTCACCAAAATCCGATGCATTCCCTGCGCTTGCGCTTGCAAAATAATCAATCACATTTGAGTAACCACCGCGATCACCCCCACCGACATGAACATAAGTAGCTCCATAGACTGCACCAGTGTAGTCAGCGTTTGTTGTAAGGTCTCCGAAATCAGTTGCATTTCCAAGAGTAGCTATTGTAACTCTCCCGATTTGACCAGTTGAAGATGTAGTAATTCCCTGACCACCTATATGAAACCCATATGTCCCATCACTGGCACAAGAAATTTTAATTGCGGCATGTAAAGAATCACCAAAATCTGCTGCGTTTCCAAGCGTAGAAATGGTAATATAATCTATTGTCTGCGTATCTGTTCCACTTCCATAGTATCCGTTAAAAATAAGTCCGCGACTTGTGCTTGAACATGCTGCACATAATGTTTTTCCTGTTGTCAAATCACCAAAATCTGCTGCGTTACCTGCGGTGGTTATATCGTAATAATCAATAATAGCTAATGGATTACTTGATGAGTCTCTTCCCCCTGCGATGATAGCTCTATCACCACCCCAACTAAAAGCAGATTCCAAAGAAATAGTTTTAAACTCACTATTTATATATTGATAAAGAACATTGTTAGAACTATCCCACCAGAAATCTCCCTCACTTGGCGATGATGGTTCTGTGCCGCTTGCTGTATATCCCTGCTCAATTGCGTTGCCTCTAACTTTAAGCTTGTTAGGAAAGTCAACCGCTGAACCTTTATTGCCAATTGTGTTTACTTTTAACGTACTCATTTTTCTCTCCTAAGAAGCACTGCCTGATGTCATACCACCCAATCTTCGGGCATTACCTGATTTGTTTAAGTCTCCGTGATCTGTGGCATTGCCTGTTGTAGCTATCGTAATTCTATCTATGGTATTTAATCCACCATAATAATCATAACCACCTGCAAAAACTCCGTATGTATTATCGCTTGTTGCTGCGAGTTGGTATCTACTTACTGTAAGGTCTCCAAAATCTGTAGAGTTTCCAGTTGTTTGAATAGTTATATAATCAATAGTATTGATCATCATTCCACCACCTGTTACACCTCTTGTATCTCCTGAGGTAGCAGCAGCATAAACTCTATTTGAAACGCCATCACCAAAATCTGTAGCATCGCCTGTTGTAGCTATAGTAACATAATCCATCGTCAGATTATAAGCAGTTGCAGCAAAAACGCCTCGGGTAGCATCATTCATGCCACCTTCCATCTGGTATCTTCCAAGCGTCAAATCGCCAAAATCCGTACCATTTCCTGATGTTTGACCACCCAAAGTAATATATTCAATTTTATTTGTTACACTACCAGTATACCCACCTGCAAAAAGCCCACGATCACCATTAGAAAGTGACATATGATCTCTTGTTGCGGCAGTCATGTCTCCAAAATCTGCGGCATCGGCTGTCGTGGCTATGGTTACAAAATCAATCGTATTTACATGAGTGCTTGTATATCCACCTGCGAAAACTCCATAAGTTGTATCGGAAACTGCTCCTGCGGTTCTTCTTGAACTAGTCAAATCGCCAAAATCAGACGCATTACCTGTCGAAGTAATATCAAAATAATCTATAATATTTGATGATCCAAAACCTCCAGCATGTAATGCTCTTGCACCGTACCATGTTGAAGGTGGAGCAAAAGAAATAGTTTTAAACTCTGAATTAATGTAATGCTTTAGAACACCGTTTCCTGTGTCGTACCAAAAATCACCGTTTGAAGGTGAACTAGGCTCTGTGCCTGAGGAAGTATAAGTTCGTTCAATTGCATTTCCGCGAATAGTCAATTTATTTGGAAAATCAACTGCACCGCCTTCATTGTCAAATGTATTTACTTTTATTGTACTCATGAAGCTGCTCCTGACATACTTGCCATAGCGTAAGTTGAAGCTAATAAATCACCAAAGTCAGAAGCATTTCCTGTCGTTGCTATCGTGACTGATTGCAAACTATCACTTGTCGTACCTCCACCAAAAATAGCAGTAGTCGCGTTATTAACCGCTGACAATATATGCTGACCGCTTACTAAATCTCCAAAATCTGTGGAATTTCCAGTTGTGTCGGTAGTGATATATTCTATTTGATTTAAAATGCTGCTTGAATTTCTACCGCCCCCAAACAATCCTCTGGTATCGCCACCTGCACCTGCCATATTCTTTTTCGAACCTAATAAATCACCGAAGTCAGTTGCATTACCTGTTGTCTGAATAACAACATAATCCATGACATTGTTATAAGCTGTGGAACCTTGACCACCTGCGGTAACTCCCCTTGTGCCATTACTTAATGCTGCAATATTTCTTCTGGAAACCGTTAAGTCTCCAAAATCTGTAGAATTAGAAGGAGATGCTATTGTGATATATTCAATGTTATTTGAATAATAAGTTCCATCAACACGTTCACCGCCAAAGTGCAAACCGCGTGTAGCATCAGCCGCAGCCGCCCCTGATTCCATACCAGTTGTTAAATCACCGAAATCGGTTGCGTTTCCAGTTGTTGCGATGGTGATATATGATATTTCTTCTCTGTCTTGAACTTCATCATTACCTGCAAAAATAATTCCATAAGTTGCATCAGAACAACCTGCCGCACCATAAAAGGAAGCTAATAAATCTCCAAAGTCGGTGGCATTTCCCGAAGAAGTTATATCAATATATTGAATAACATTTTGTTTTCCAAGAATGCTATTATTGTAACCACCTGCAAAAACACCTCTATCCCCATACCAAACAGTAGAAGGGTTGACATGAGTAAGCTGCTTAAATTCTCCATTGATATAAGTGTAATATTTGTCATTTGCCGTATCAAACCAAACATCACCATTTGCAGGAGAACTTGGTTCAGTTCCGCTTGCCGTGTATGCAAAACCTAAAAGACCGCTATCCGAACCACCGCTATTTAATCCATACGTGAAATTAGGTGCGCCAGTACCTGCGCTGTCTGTTATCTTTTCAACTTCTACATCACTCATTTTATTTTCCTAAGAAGGTGAACCAGAACACCCACCTGCACCGTCAATTGTTGCCGTATTGTCTCCAAAATCTGTAGCATTACCTGTTGTCTGGATCGTTACGTAATCCATTGTATTTGTATAAGGTGATGCACCACCGCTATTAAAGACAGCGTATGTAGCGTCAGCCACAGCGGCTGTTTGTCGCCCTTCTGTAAGGTCACCAAAATCTGTGGCATTTCCTGTCGTTTGGATTGTTATATAGTCTATTACGTTCTGATAAGAGAATGAAGCACCGCTACCACCTCCCATAACACCGCGAGTTGCGTCTGAAACAGCTCCACCTATATAAAAACCCACTGTCATATCGCCAAAGTCCACTGCATCTCCTGCGGAAGCGTATGTTATATATTGTATCGTTTCATCATTTGCAGAATAATAATTATAGCCACCGCATATAATACCCCTTGTTAAATCACCGTAAGCACCACCCAGTCGATTGCCTCTGATTAAGTCTCCTCCAAAGTCAGTGGCGTTGCCTGTCGTTGCAATCGTAATTTTATCTATATCAGTTTTGTATCTGGCTTCACCACTACCAGATCCGAAACCCATCGCAAATATTCCTAAAGTGCCGTTAGAACATGCTACCGTATCTGATTTTGATTGTGTTAAATCTCCAAAATCTGTAGCGTTTCCTGCTGAACTGATTGTGACGTAATCCATTACATTTTGGTATGAGGTGCTTGTATTAACGCTGCCGCCTCCCCATACGCCTCTAGTTTGATTACTTAGTCCTGATGTAAATTCTCTTGTGACGCTCAAATCACCAAAATCAGTGGCGTCTCCTGTTGTAGTTATATCTATCTGATTTATTGTATTTAATGAAGATCCATTATTTGCGGTTTCACCGCCAGCGAATAATCCTCTAGTTCCACTCCAAGCATTTTGAGCCGCAGCCGCATTTTCATGCGTTATCTGTTTAAACGCACCTGCTACATAATAATATAATTTATCATTTGTGCTATCATACCAAAGATCACCGTTTGCAGGGGAAGATGGTTCTGTTCCTGATGAAGTGTATGCCTTGCCGATTAAACCGCTATCAGAACCGCCAGAATTAAGACCGTATGTAAAACTTGGTGCGCCTGTCCCTGCACTATCCGTAATTTTTCTTGTTTGAAATTCTGACATTGTATTCTCCTAAGATGGTGACCCTGACCCTGCCATAACTGCCATTGAAGTACCTGCTAAATCGCCAAAATCACTGGCATTTCCTGTTGTACTAAAAGCCCAATAACTTATAGTATTTACTTCACCTGAGCCGCTTATTCGACCACCCATAGCAACACCTCTGCTATAGTTAGAAGTCGCATCAAAATAATCAGGCGAATATGATAGATCACCAAAATCCGCAGCATTACCAGTTGTTTGTATAGTAACATATGACATTGTGTTTAAGAAAGTATTTGAATTGTAAGACTTACCGCCCATCACTACAAACTTTCCATCCCCACTTGCTGCCGCACAAAATGTATGCATCACACTATCATCACCAAAATCTGTAGCGTTGCTCGGAGTTGCCATTGTCGTGTATTCTATTGTTTGGTTGACAGAAGTTTTATTACTAGCCCCATGCTCCATTTTGTGGACTGCCCTTGTTGCATCACCTGCGGATGTTGTTCCTTCTGGACTGACAGTACAATCACCAAAAGCTGAAGCATTGCCTGTTGTGGCTATTGTAACATAATCTATTTTGCCGTAATTATTTACAAAATTACCACCATGAATAAGCATATATGTTCCATCTGCCACCGCAGAGTTATCCCGACCTGCTTGAATTGTATCGCCAAAATCTGTGCAATTGCCCAAAGTTGAGGGCGTGACATATTCAAGGGTATTCGTATACGAACCCAACCCTAATTTAAAAATAGTCCTATTATTCGCACCTGCGGCAGTCCCTTGAGCCGTTGCAGAAGTAGTATCCCCAAAGTCGCTAGCATTTCCTGTTGTTGTAATATCAAAGTAATCAATAGTATTTGAGCTTGAACCGCCTCTTTCCCCTGCGTGAACCAAGGCTCTGTCTCCATACCATGTGGTAGGAGCGATCCCGATTGTTTCTCTCCACTCACCTGCAATATAAATAAATATCTTTTCGTTTGTTGTATCCCACCAAATAGAACCATTCTGAGGAGAACTTGGTTCACTAGAACTTGCGTTATATTCACCAACATTTAGCGTAGAAACTGCCGCGCCATTCATTGTAACCCCATTGGAAAAATTGGGTTTCCCTGTCCCTGCCGCATCTACAATTGTATCAACTTTTATTTCTGGCATTTTTTTCTCCTAAGACGCACTACCCGAACAAGCACCTGACTCACTGAAATTTGCCACATAATCCCCGAAGTCTGTTGCATTTCCTAAAGTTTGAACTGTTATATAATCCATGACATTATTATCACCAGTGCTTGAATTATAGCCATGTGAAAAAACGCCATAAGTAGTATTACTCATTCCGCTTAAAGTTCTTGCGACTGTAAGATCACCGAAATCTGTTGCGTTGCCTGTTGTCTGAGTTGTAAAATATTGCATGACATTTGTTATAGCACTATTTCCTCTACCACCTGCTACGACACCTCTTGTTGCGTCTGATACACTTCCAAGCTCATATGCGCCTACTGTAAGGTCACCGAAATCAGTTGTATTCCCAGTTGTTGCATAGGTAATATATTCAGTCGTAACAGCCGATTGAGAAGTATAACCACCTGCAATTACGCCTCTAGTTGCATCAGCAAAAGAAGTACCGCCATATAGGCCAGTAGTTACGTCTCCGAAGTCTGTTGCATTGCCAGTAGTTGCAGGAATAATTTTATCAATTTCATTTGAGTTACTACCACTGTAACCACCTGCAACAATTCCAATTGTGCCATTACAACTTGCCGCATCTGTCCAAGCCTTTGAGCTTTGCAAATCTCCAAAATCTGTCGCGTTTCCAGCTGTGCTTATAGTAACATAATCAATAATGTTTTTTAGATTACTTAGACTGCTTAGATAACCTCCAAACCATAAACCCCTTGTTGCATTACTTAATGAACCTATTGATTGTCTTGCTTCTGTAAGATCGCCAAAGTCTGTTGCGTTGCCAGTACTAAGAATAGTGATATAAGAAATTACGTTAGAGGAAGAACCACCAGTACGACCACCGCCCATTACACCTCTATCACCACCCCAAGTAATACCTCCTGCAATACCGATGGTCTCTTTCCACTCACCCTCTGCATAGATAAATGTTTTTTCGTTTGCAGTATCCCACCACAAAGCACCATTGCTAGGACTGCTTGGCTCTGATGAACTTTCAGTATATTCATTAAGGTTAAGAGTAGACGTAGCTGCACTATTGACCGTAATACCATTTTCAAAGTTTGGCTTACCCGTACCTGCCAGATTTACAACTGTATCTACTTTTAATTCTGTCATTAGATTACTGCGTATCTCGCCCCTGATGAAATTGTAATTGTTACACCACTTGCAACGGTCAATGGACCAACCGAGAAAGCGTTATCTGTTGCTGCGACTGTTACATCCGAGCTGAGTGTCTTTGTGTGACTATTTACAGCACTCAAACCTCCTGATTGATCGGCAAAGCTTAACTGACCCGACCCATCAGTTTGCAAAACTTGTGAGGCACTGCCATCTGCCGTAGGAAAAGATAAACCATCTAAAATAATTTTTCCTGTTCCATTTGGTGTAATTGCAATGTTTCCATTTGATGCTGAGACAATACCGTTGCCGTTCACATCAAGGTCACCACCCAATTGCGGAGTCGTATCAGCCGCTACACTTGCAATCCCACCTGATCCGCTTTGATCATCTACCCAAGCATAATCACTACCGTTGTAACTTAATATTTGTCCTGAAGATGCACTGCTTAAATTGAGATGTGTATTTACATCACTATCGGTATAACCTGCATTGCTAACCCATGCATAATCAGAACCATTATAGCTAAGAACTTGACCACTTGATGCGGAACTAAAATTTAAATGAGAGTCTACATCACTGTTTCCATAACTTGCCGCAGGTGTGCCGAATGAGATGGTTCCTGATCCGTCCGTCTGTAAAACTTGTGAAGCACTTCCGTCAGACGTTGGGAATGTAAAAGCACTAGCAAAACTTGCAAAATTTGCATCACCAATCGGTGCAGTTTTAACAAGACCGCCCATGCCGCTATGGTTCGTACAATAGTAATATAAATGATCTGCCGCGTCTTGCTCTAACGTAACTTCAACATAAGCACCTGACGAACCTGCCGTTCCAACTGTTGTAATCCCTGTCGTAAAGGCTGATCCACCTCCATGCGTGCCGTTTGATGTTGTGGAAAACGCTAACGGATGTCCACTGTTGCTACTATCAGAATTGTCGAAGCGATAAGTTATACCTTTGGAAAGCGAAACAGTTTGTTGTTGCGTACCATCCATGTAATATTTGCCACCTGCAACCGTAACCGTTATCGTGGCAACTGCCGCCTTACCAGAAGAATTAATACTAGGCGCAAAGCTTGCTAAATTTCTGTTTATACTCATGACTTTTTCCTAAATCGCGTATTGTTGCACTTGTAAGATGTCGCCAGTACTTGCGCCAGAAACTAACGTCACTACGCTAGTTGATATTGAATAGTCTGTAGTTGGCAGTAATAAAATCCCATTAAGATAAACCGCACTTTTATTTATATTGTAACTGCCAGAGAATGCAGTCTGACCGCTTGTTGCGGTAAATTCTGTTGTGGAATAATTTGCAGATGCACCGCCATATTCGACAACCTCTACTATATCACCAGTTGAAGCTCCAGAACCAAGCACAACGGCAGTCCCACTTGTCGCTGTAAATGAGCTTGCATCTAATTTTGCGCCATTCATAAACACCAAGATATTGCCTACTGTGTAGTTCACACTGAATGAGGTTTGTCCTGATGTCGCTGTGAATGCTGTAAAATTATGCGCTGCTCCTGATAAAGTTAGATCAGCCGCACTTGGGCTAATAAATACATAAGCAGAACCACTTAAATTGAGTAATGATCCTGTTGAACTACTACTGAGCGTTCTTGTTAGTGTCGTTCCGCTATGCGTGTATGTACCTTGACCTATCTCCCAAGCGGTACCATCCTCAATAACGTAACGGACGGTATCCCCATTGGAAATACCGCCATCAGCAAATGTTTGGTAGCCACTCTGAGCAGACCCAAGACTAACTGTTCCTGTTCCTGTTGTTGAAGTAGCTACCTTGACCCGATCTGCAAATTTTACCATCTTTACTTGCTTTCGTCTTTGACATCATCTTCTTCGGTTTTTTTCTTCTTTTCTTTTAACTCAACCGAAAAATCTTTTTCAGCAATTTTTTTACCGTGTTCATCTGAAACGGCACTTAGATTATGATGAACCATTTAAAAAACCTATGATGGGTCTGGAATACCGACCGTAAAAGAAGCAAGGCTGAATGTATTGCCAGAAGTTACTGATTGTGAAGCAGAAAGTGAACCTGTCACTAACAACCTACTGTTGCTTGTATCTACGATTGCATAATGCGTAACCGTACCTGTTCCTGTGATGCTTCCGTCTGTAATTGCAGCCGCAGTTACTTCACGACCACCGCCTGATCTATCGGCAGGTGCGCCAATGGAAAGTGAGGTAGAGTTTCCTAAAGCGTATGTTGCGTTTGCTTCTGTGTAGGTTGTAGCCTCTTGTGAAGTCACTACTATTTTATTTGCTTCTGTGTCTAAAACGGTCAATCCGTTATCAAACACCCTGTCCGCTATAGTTGCCATAATTTAAATCTCCGTTTCAAATTGCATATGCACCTGCATCCTACAACATTTTATTTAATAAATGAAGTCCTAAGATGGTTCAGTAGGATACGTTGGATTCAATGGGTCAAACCCCTCTTGTGACGGCATATCTCTTAGTGCTTGACGATATGTCTGCCATTCTGTTTTTTTGCTATCGGATAAAGGGCTGTCTGGAACTTGTGTCCAATCACTTTTAGCAAGTTTTGCATTGCGATCTTCTCTAAATCCTAAAAGATTTTGACCATTGCTGTAAGCTTCTATTTCTTCGCTTGTTGGAACTGATAAAGTACCATCTACACAAGTTGAAAGGATGTGTTGGATACCATCTACATGATACCCACCCTCTGGTATCATTGGGGCAAGACTTTCCTCTGAACATACTACTGTACTTAAAAATGATCCATCTGCATTATAAATCGTATATTCCATTTTTAACCTGACAATACTAAAACTGCGATAGTGCCTTGTGAACCACCGCCACCGCTATCATTCCCTCGTAACTGTATCGAAAAACCTACCGACCCACTGGTGGAGGTTGTCGTACCAGTCATGACCATCGGTTGAAATTCTCTTAGTGGGTTTATTGTGATACTACCCTCTTTTGCTTTCAAATCTCTATAAGACGTATTAGCTAAAGTTACGTTGGAAGAAGTGGGGGTTACTCTTAAATAAGGACTTTCAACATTATTCGCGTGACCACCAATCTGTCCAACAACAATTACGTCTGCACCTACTTTTACGCCAGAAAACGAAACAGTGACAGATGCTGCCGTACCGTTTCTAGTAAGCGAGTTACTAAACACCGTAGTGTTAGCCTGACCGAGTGCAGGAAAACGATCTACGTCAAGCGTACCTGCGGTAATTTTCGCAGCATCCAAACTTCCAATTTTTGCACTTGTAACCGCTAAATCTTGAATTTTTGCTGCGGTAATCACTGCATCATTAATTTGTGCTGCTGAAGTTATTATTCCTGATGATGCAATGAGACCGCCTGTTATTTGATTAGCTGCTATCTTATTTGTGGTGATAGCACCTGCCGCTATTTCATTTGCACCAATCGCATTGGCTGATATTTTTGCAGCCGTGATTGCGTCATCAGCAATTTTAGCTGTATCAATTGTGCCATCAGGTATTTGACTTGCTGCAATAGAACCTGACAATTCGGAAAAGCTACTTGCGCCACCTGCGGCTGTATTCCAAGTTGACCCATCCCAAGCATAAAGCTGATCATTTGTTGTAAGATATACATTTTGACCAACAAAATCACCGCTTGTTGGCAATGAGGAAACAGGTTCAATCATATCTAAACCTGCATCAATAAATATTTGTCTTATGCCATTTTCAAAATCTGGATCATCTAAATATGTAGTTGTTGCAGATACTCCTGTTGTAAACGCTGATGCATTGCCCGAAAAGTCAACTGCCTTTAAGAAATAGTATCTTGTTTGATTTAAATTTAAGCCTGTCCGTGTAAAAGTTGAACCACCCGAAACACCGACCTTAGTTGCACCGCTTGAGGTATTTGTGGTATTTTCATAAATTTCTACAAAATTCAAATCTGCATCTGCAGGGTTTGTCCAGTTTATTGTTATAAATTTAAAACCGCCAGTTGCAGAGATAGATGTGGGTAGACTTGGTGCAGTGGTATCGCCACCGCCAGTAAAGGTTGTTGTTGCAAATGGTCCTTTATTTCCTTGTACAGTAACAGCTCTCACTCTTATTTGATATTCTACACCATCAACAAGTGGTGTTAATTCAATACTTGTTTCGGGAGTGATTGTAGATTGATAACTGCTATCTGCCGTTGCTTTGTGTTCTACCTCATAATGAGAAATAAAAGAATTATTAGGCGCAGTCCAAGAAACTATTACGCTATTGATAAAAGTTCCATCAGCTTGTGTTCTGCCACCGCCACCAGTTGTTAAACTAGAGATTGTTAAATTATCAGTAAGACTTGGCAAATTACTGTCATTTGATTTTAAATCTGCTTCTTCCGCATTCCAACTAAAAGCAGCCGAAGAAGTTTCCCTAAGTGTCAATCCTACGGAAAGCTCTCCACTATCTCTACTCGCTTCAAGCCTCCAACCGATTACTTCAAAATCTTTCGCGCTGAACCCATACCGCGAGTTTGTTATTTCGATAATATCTCCGACCTGCACCTCTAAAGCTTTCAAGCTAAATTTTGCGCTTAAAGTCATCGACTCCCTTGCTCTGAACAAAGTCATTTTTGCAATTCGTTGTGCAGCAATCGCAGAAGTTGTGAAAGGCAGAGGAAAGTCTAAAACATTTTCTACACCGCTATCGTCACTTATAAACGTAGAACTCCGCACTTCGGGATAGTCAGCTCTGCGCCAATCATCTTCTGCATTATTGAACATTCCACGGACAATATTAAAATTATCTCTCCTACTTGGCTTAGTTTCCAAAGTTACTTCGCTACGGAAATCATCTAGCGTAAAACTTTTTACTGGCGTTGAGTATGCACCCACTACAAGCTGCCACTGCCCTTGTCCCCAAAACAGCGTTCCTGCACAAGAGGCTACCATATCTGCAAGAATATCCTGTGGCGATCTATCTAGAGATAATACGCCATTTATTTCATACCGTTTCTCTGTGCCGCTATCGCTTAAAGTGACGTCCTCATCGCAGGTGTTTGCAGCCGCAGAAAAAACAGTATCATTCGTATCACCGCCATTGTTTAAACCATACTTTGAGGTCAAATAGTCCCTTATACACAATGCTGCATTTGCAGAAAATGCTGTCGAACCGCTTCTTGGGTCAGTGACCTTTTTTCCCTGCACAACTGCCGTAAATAAGGGTACACCTTGTGTAAAAACATCTTGGTTGTATTTAAGGCGAACATACAAACAAGCTATGCCTTGACCCCGAAAGTTTGTGTCGTCTCCGCTTTGACCATTAGCCCAATCAGGTGTATTTCCGTCGGTCAAACTATTCAAAGTAGTATAGACATTTTGTGTTGGCGAACCCTCAAACTTTTTAATTAAAATAGTCGAATTGCCATCACCATCTTGCCAAAGAGAAGTTGTAACATTTCCATCTGAGTCTAATGCTACCTCTTTATCATTAATATAAATCGTTCCGATATTATTTACTTCATGACCTGCTAATGTAATTATTTGGTGCAAGTACTCATTGTTAGTACCAGTTGACTCTAGGTAAGTTACAACCCCACCTTTACGCACAGTTCCATAGACAACTTCTTGTGCAGCATTCGGTGATCTTGTGTTTGTGAATAATCCGCGACTTGAACCAAAAGCACTGCTATCGAAATCTGGCATCATCGCTTTAAATGCCCAGTTTACTACCACACCGATAGCTATGCCGCCAATAATAGGTATTAAAATCGCAGGTATGACTGACGTAAGACCTAAAGCACTAACTATTGCAGTACCCACAATAGTCGGATGCCTTGGCACATTATCCCAATCATTCCAATGTTTTACTGTTAAATCACCTAACTTATACTTCATTTATATTCCAAGCACTGGTAATGTTTTCTATCGGCAAGGCTTCAAGCCCATCGTCATTCAGAAACAAAGCATGTCGACCCCAAGCGATACCCATTGCTTTACCTATCACCCATCTTCGACATTGGTCTGTTAAAACCAAACACCCCTTTGGCGGTAATCCATCAACCCTTGTAAGCTTTCCAGATATTGCTTCTTCAATCGTTCTTGCCTTAAAAATTTTCCGAAGCTGATCTCTTTTAAATGTTTCATTACCTTTATGATATTTTCCAACCCAATCATCTGCCCAACCTTTTCCATACATAGCTTTGAAAGCACCATTCGTAAATGTTAAGCAATCATTGCTAAACCAAGCAAATGGCTGTCGCTTTACTCTAGCCACGTAATTATTCAAAGAATTTAAATCAGGAATTGTCTTCTGGTGGCTCATTTTCCCTACCCCAAGGCACTTGTTTATCTTGTAGTCGTGCAACCCACCTAAAAAAACTATCATTGCTATTTGAGTAACTTTCTGTCGCTATTACTGCCGAATGACTTGCCTCTGTATATCTCCTGACCACTGGTCTCTCCAAAACAATCAAACGACTTTCTACAGTCAATTTTATTGAAGAAGTCTCACCAGTATCAAGGATTGTCATTTGATCCATAAAACCTGAAAAGACTTCTGCAACATGCGTTACTCCTTGCACTCCCCAGAATACTTCTACCAATCTTCCTTGGTAATTTTCCGTAAGAGCGTAGGAAAGGATCGTACTGTCAAGACCATTGAGAGTTAGCGTACAACCTCTGGTGGAAAGGTCACTTACTTCTTCCAGACCTTCAATGTTAAGCAGATTGCCAGTGCCAATATACGTTTCGGTATTGATCGTTTTGTCACCATAACCTGTCCACAAACGTAATGTAGCACTCGCAAAACTTAATTTTACCGCATAAAACGGCTCAAGCTCACTATTGCTAAGTGCAGAAACAAGGCTTGCATTAATACTTCGTGTCATACTACCTCTACTGCCCCAAATGTAATTCCATAGGTACTAACGTCATTCGCATCCCATGAAGATTCATTACTGCTTAATCTAAATAGCCCAGAGGCACTTGTAAGGTCTGCAGAGACGCTTGAACGTGTTTTCCGCAGTGCAGGGAATATTTCAAGGTCAGCCGCACTCCCTGTGCCTGTGAAGTCCAGTATGACCTTATGTAAGGTGCTGTCCGATCCTGTCCCAAGCTGTATATAATCACCTGCAAGCAAAGTGTCGCCACTTGTGACCGTTGCTGAAACTGTCCTGTCACCTGCCGAACCGCTAATAGTAGCTGCTGTGGCTGTTCCTCTTGGGCTTGTTGCATCGGGATCATTTAGCAAAAACGAACCGAAACGACCGCGCAAACTTGCTAAAAAAGAAATCCACTGTTCTGCATTGGCTCTTTTCATTTTTGGCAGGGTTATATCTGCTTCCCATCTTTCTCCTGTGTAAGCATGGGTTTGACCTGCAAAAGTAAATGGACTTTCCGAATATGCTGTTGCAGTTACCATCGTCCACTTGATACTCTTAATACCTGTGGCTGTTGGAAGCGTTAAAGGATAACTTATTGCCATTAGGAAAATGCCCTCCCGAAACCACCGCCACGTCTTTTAGTATCTGCTACCGCCATTTTGGCACTTGCCGCTATCTCTGGCATCAATGACCTGATCTCTGTTCTCACTGTCTGCTGAACCCCTGTTGTGACGTTAATATTCTGAACAACTGTGACGCCATCCCCACCACTTAAAGCAGAACGCGTATTGTTGCTGTTCATCACCGTAGCCGCGCTTTGGGGAACAATTAGCTCTGGACCACGCTCACCAACTAAATACGGTTGCCTCGGGGAGATCGCGCCACCACTTGCCACTGGATTAAATAAAGATGAAAAGCTCACTGTTCTCAAACCCAATCCAGGGAATATAGAATTTAATACTGCATTTACAACGGTTAAGCGGAATATCTGCGCTATCACTTGCGCTACCGTTTGACGTATCAATTGTTTGAAATCGTCCATAGTTACCTTTGTCCCTGCAACCATTTTTTCGAAGATACTTGTGATCCCATCACCAAGATTCATAGCCGCATCTACAAAACTAGCAAAAACAGGCTCAGTCTCATATCGGATTTGGTGAGTAATTTTTTCTATGGCTTCTTGTGCAGCATCAAAAAGCTCTGAATCTTTACCAATTTTTTGGAGTTCTTTTAGTTCATCGTTTAAGTTTTTTATGCCAAATGTATATTTATCTACAAGTTTTTTTGCTTCTTCAAACGCTTTCATATCTGTAATAATATTAAAAGCGCTTGGGACACCGTCTGCCGCTGTTGCTACAGCGTGCAAACCTTCATCGACCTCTGCTAGTGTTCCGCTACCAAAATCTTTTAAATTTTTAACAACGTGTTCTGGCAACAAACCGTCAAAAGCTTCAGCTGCAAATTCTGCCGCTTCTTCTATTAAGCCAAGCTGATCTGCGGTATAACCTAAAGCTGCCGCGATTAGTAAAAGTGGTGTTCTTTTCGTAATTGCATTGAAAAATCGCATTGCAATACCAGAAGCCTTAATAGCAGTAGCTAATTTGACAAACTGCCTAACACCATTCACCACATTGATCGCAACCCCTAAAGCAAGGTAGACACCAAATGCGATAGCAAAACTTCTGAGATTATCTGCAGCAAATTCAATCGCTTTAGCTAACAACCTAAACGCAAAGCCAAGAGTTTGACCAATTTCCGTAGCCAAACCTTTGCTGTTTCTTAAAATATCTGTAATTACATTTGTTAATTCTATAAAACCTTCGTTGAGACCACTTTGCGCGATCTGTCCTTGGAAATTAAAAACCGCATCCCCAAGCATCGACAGCGCACCGCCAGTAGTCTTAGCGAATTGATCCATTGCCCCATCTGCTGTGCCACCTGCACCAAACGTATCTAGTATAATTCTTGCTGTTTCTGCCGCACTATAAGAAACACCTGCCTCAAAACCTGCAAAGGCTGAAACGCCTCTATCTCTAAACTGATCTGCAGCCCCAATACCTGCCGACAAAGCCCTCTGAAGGTTCATCGCTGCCTCATCAAAGCCCATACCAAACTGAGCCGCGATATTACCAGTGGCTTGTAAAAGAGCATTTAAATCGTCTGCATTGCTTGATGCAGCCGCTAAAGAACCTGCACCTCTCTGAATATCCCTTAAACTGAAAGGCACTCTTGCAGCGAACTTCTGCATATGCTCAAATGCTGCTGCACCTTCTTCCGCACTACCTAAGAGTGCAGTAAGCTGCACTTCAAGAGCCTCAATCTGTGCGCCTGTTTGTATTGTGCTTTTGATAAACGAACCGAAAATAGCAGTACCACCGACTGCTGCAATAGCACGACCTACCTTGCGGAAACTGTTTGACATTTTGTCTGTTGCCGCCTCAGTTTGGCGAGAAACTTTTTGCAAGTCTCCCCTGAGCTTCGCCATATCAAGCTCAATGCGAACTAGAATTTCGTCAACAGTCGTAGCCATTAATCAGGATACCTTTCCATCAAACTCTCAAGCTCATCCCTTCGCAACGGTGGTGGCTTACCGCCAGAATGAAACTCAACAAAACCTTCTATGGCTAAAACAAATTCTTTGAAAGACATATCCCAAAAGTCTCTAGGGCTAATTTGCATTTTACCAAATGCTAACTTTTGCCATTCTGCCCAAGGAATTTCATCTAGCCGTTCGCCACCTCCTGCACGTTTCCCTCTTGTTGCTCATCGGTAATGATAAATGCTAATAACTCAGCAATAATTTTTAAGGTTTCTGTAAACCCTGTCGACCAGATAAGTTGCCCTACCTCTTTTTCGCTCAGATCTTTACCACTTGAGCGCAAAACAGGTGTTAATATTGCGATCATTTCCATAGTTGTAAGATTTACTTCTGATATTTCTTGTGCTGTTTTCAAAATGCCTTTACCAAGTCCTGTTTCGATCCGCATCAAAACATCCATATTGATCTTGCATTTGAAAGTCTGACTACTCAGAGTCAGCTTCACTTCTCCGCGCTTTGGGTTTGTCATCCTTGACCTCCTTAGTTTCAATTTCAAAAACTTCGCCACGATCTGCTACATCTGTAACAGAAGTTACCTGATACTGTTTTTTATTTGCAGTGATTACATCGCCCTCTGCAAACTTTACTGCACAAGGCACTGTAAACATAGTTCCGCGAGAATGACCAAGGATCATCGTCTCATTAAAATGAATGGTAACTTTTTCCCAAGCCATTCTCAAAACTCCTTAGACTGTTGCGAATGTAAATGCGCCAGAATTTTCCAATGTCACAGAATATGTAACTTCGCCATTATGCTCACCTGCATATTCTAATGATGCTACCATAAACTCACCTGTGTACGTTCCGAAGTCTGGGACAATGATTTGAAAGTTGTGGAAGTCACTCGCACCGAAAGCACTACGCAAAGTTGCTTCCGAAGCTGCGTCTGTAAATACTCCCGAACCACTGATAGACATTGATTGGATGCCACCGTTTGCTAATAATGCTCTTACATTAGAACTATCTTTAGTTGTAACATCTACCGCTTCATCATTCATTGTAAGGGAAGTCGATCTTAAACCACCGATAGTGGTATAAGTATCTGAACCTGATGCAGCCGTATTATCTGCACCAATTTTTAAAAGTAGGGCTGAACCTTTTTGTGCCGCCATGTCTTTACTCCTTTAGCTGTCAAACACAACGACACGAAATCTCATAACCCCATGCCGTGTTATACCGTCATTTTCCACTAGCGTCGTCGAAAACTCTTGTCGAATGTTCACTAGCGAAGCTCCTGATACAGTTATATCAGTATTATGCAGGTTTGAATAGACCGATTGCATAATCTCTTTTATCTCACGCAACCCACGATACTGAGACCAGACATGAATTGTTTGAGTGTGTTCTATTCCGTCTAAAGTTTTTGTTCCATTATTAGCTGTAGTTTCCTCGCCAATAATTACATAAGGATATGGAGTACTCTCATCTGCGTTATCAAAAACCGAAACCGAAGCACCAGATAGACCTGTGGTATTACCATTTAACGTACTAAATATAGCTTGTTGTAATGGAAAAGAATGTAAGGACATTATCGCGCCCTCAACTTCTTATATAAAGCTCTAATCTTAGGCTTGTTTTCCTCCAATGCAGGTTGCAAAAACGGACGTGCGCCCATTTTGCTAGTGCCAAACTCTAAGTGCGCTGAATATTCTGCCCGACTTTCTACGCTTGCACCTAATCTATCAGGGTCAATAACAACGTGAACATTGCTGGCAAGATACCCTGTGTCTGTATTCGGTGGATTACCTGCTAATGAAGCGACATGAATACGGTTTGGATTGTACTTTCGGTATGTTCTGCCTGTGCTGTTATGAGCGTGTATAGACTCAACCGCAGTATTACGCACCATGTTAGCCCCTCTAGCCACTACTTGTTGCAGCTGAGAACGATATTGTTGCAAAACCTTATCCGATCTATTTTTTCTGCTAACAACAGTAACACTAAGTCTATTCATGTTGCGACACCTACACCCTCTTGTGCTGCTATCTGCATATACTTAAATTCGTTATTTATATTTTTGATACCTTTTATTGCAAATGTTCTTGTATGTTTTAGACCGTCCCTAAAATGTTCTTGAACAAGTCTATCTGCATGACTTAAATCTCTGCGATACCGTATCATAATTATATGACTTGTCACCTCACGCATTTGATCTCCAAAAAGACTTTCCTGTGCGTCTTTGGGCATTATTCTTGCAAAAATATCTGTCACTTTACTAAATACTACTGTTGCACCGCCACCACCATCAGCGGTTTTCGTAAACCTCTGTATTTGAAGCTTTGAACGCATTTTACCAATAGACATTAGCTTATTCCTGTTCTCAATATATTAGCATAGGGATGAACACCTAAACGCATAATCTTATACTTTGCCAATAACGTGTTTAGGATTTTGGGTAACATTGGAGGAGAAGAACCTTCTTGTTCACCCCTATGCTCATAAGCAAATGTCATATATTGCAACATTGCTAATCTGATGTCTTCTGGCACATCGGTTCTGGCTGTGCCGTAACCTGCAGTATAATTTATTTCTAAACCATTCGCAGCCCTAAGATCTGTCGGAAATGTTCCTCCATCCCTAAGATAAACACGTCCAATATCATTGATAGTATCAACATAATAATTTGATGTTGCCCAAGTAGATTGTGTATCTGAGTCATTGTAATAATTTATACTTGTAACGCTGATTGCAGGTGAAGCAGCTAATTCAATATAGTTTGAATATGCTCTTGTTTCGACTCCTGTCCTCATACCTTCAAATAAAGGATCAAGGATTGATGCCGTGCTGTCAAGGTATTGCTGAACGGTTCTAGTAATAAATGCACGACCAGTATACTGCTCAGCCCAGAGCCGTGATGCTTTAATAAAAGTTTTGACAGGAATATCGTCTATGTCATCGTCTAGGCGTAAGTGTTCTTTCGCCTCTTCAATGCTGATAGGCTCAATCGTGGGTTCTGTTATTACTTTTAATCCAGCCATAGCCTACCATCCTTATTTATTTTTTCGGTGCTTTACCACCTTCCCAAGCTTCATTGACATCAGGTGTGCTTGGATCATCACCTACTAATTGACCTTTTTCGTTTCTTGCACGTTTTGGTTTCTCTGCTTTCGTTTCTGGAACAGGCGCATTGCCCTGTATCTCCATAGCCAAACCATTATCGACAAAATACTTAAAGACTTTTTCCTGCCACGCTTCGGAAGAACTATATTCTTTATTGACTTCGTAGGTCATTGTTTCTGCGCCATCTGATCTAGAAACACCAACCGAATTTCTTAACATTGTTATTTTCATACCTACCTCCTAGTAGGAAGGGGAGCAAAAAGCTCCCCAAACCATAAACTTATGGATGCTCAAGAACTCTCATTGCTTCCGCGAGAACCACTTCACCGCCAACCCTTCTTCTAGCAATGTAACGAACATTACCTGATGAAGCTTGGCTGAATGGGTCACGTAAAACTGAAAGTGCTACCCGATCGACAATCATGTATCCCCTGCGGTAATCACCGAAGATAACTGATTTTGCTGTTGTAGCAATGTCAGCAACGTCTGGTGCTTCCACATATGGGTGTCCCAAGATCGTGTTTGGTAAACCTGACTGCCCAGAGAAACCAGTTTGGAATAGATATTGACCTGCAGTATCCTTCAGCTTTCTGATTGCTCCAAGTGTAGCGCGATTCATCATAAATGTAGCTGACCGTGCATACTCAGATTTTAAACCGTGAACTAAGTCGAACAGATCGTCTGCTACGATTGATGCAGCATTAGCCGCAGTTGTAGATGAAACTGTTGAACCGTTTACGATACCTGTTGGCTTGTTTGAACCGTCACCAGAAATAAAGGCTGTACCTTCTGCTTTTGCAAACTGCTCTGCAAATTCAGTGTTCATTTCAGCTTCTAAATCAAACACACTGTCTTCAAGCAACTGTGAACTAATATCAACAAGTGCATAATGCTCATGTGTTGGTATTGTGTTCAATGAGGTTGTGTAACCTGTTGTTTCCGAACGTGAGCCAGTTTCCGCAGTCCAAGCTGCTGCAAAGGTTGCAGTTTTGCTTGGCACTTCAATTTCTTTGTTAGAAGTTTGACGAATACGTGCAACTGATCGAACTGGTGAAATCTCAGTAATCACCTTGATCAGTTCCTCAACATACTCGGCAGGTGCTAAATTACCTGCAGTAGCTGCTGTGCCAACTGTCAAAGCTTTCTTTTCAATATCATCAAGCCCTTCTTCGCCTTTACGCATGAAGGTGTCCCAAGCTTTTAGATTAACATCAATGTCTTTGCTATCCATGCCGTTTGCAGGACGCTTAAGCATTGTTTCAATCTCAGCAAGTTTTTCTTCCATGCCTTCAGAGGCTTTTTGCTGTTGAGTGATTGACTGGTTGATCGTCTCAAACTTGTCCATCTCACTTTCAAGCTTTGCAAGCTTTTCTTCAACAAGTGGGTCTGCTTCCCCCTTGCTTTCAATTTCTGCCAGACGCTCATCATTTACCTTTTTGAATTCTTCAAAGGCACTTGCCATCGCGTCTACGGCAGTTTTGACTTCTTCTGTCATTAT